ATGAATTTGACTGGTACGAAGACACTGAATTAGTATGGGTAGTAGATGATCAAGGAATTCACATACAAGAGGTATCCGAATGAACACTTATCACATTTATTTTGATGGGCAATGTTTGTTTAAAAATTTAACAGAGAGTGAGTTTAATATAATCTATGGTAAAATCTATAGTTCTTACTTTGGAGAGCGTATTTCTTATGAAGTAATTACTGAAACCCCTGCTGATAAACAATTTGAACACTCTTACTAATAATGAAGAATTTTATTGAAGTGTATGATAATGCACTTTCTGATGAACTATGTGATAAGATTGCGACCTACATGGATTTTGTATGTGTAGATAATCTCGGTGAAGTATGGGAAGGAGATAAGATGGTAATTGATGCAAAGCAGAAGGATTCATATGATGTTCCAATGGATCTGGAAAATGACCAATGGATAAATCAAGCAATACTTTCATCGTTAAAAGTTTGTATTGATAAGTATAAGGAAACTCATCCTCAATTCAATTTAATTAATTATTGGAAATACGATAATAAGTATAACTTGCAGAAGTATCTTCCTGGTCAGGCATTTCATAAGTTACATTGTGAGAGTTCATCTCCATACTGTGGAATTCATCGAGTTGCAGCATGGATGTTCTATTTGAATACAGTTACAGATGATGGTGGTACATATTTTGATAATTATGATTTAACAATGAATGCAGTCAAAGGTCGTTGTGTAATCTGGCCAGCGTTTTGGACACATATGCACAAGGGTGTTGTAAGTAAAACTGAAACCAAATATATTGCAACTGGATGGATAAGTTATATCAATAATACATGGGTACTCACAGGTGATGGTGAATGGACTAAATTATGATTGATCAAATTTTCGGAATACCTTTATATAAAACAAGTCTTGATTCAAACTCTTATGATAAGAAGGGTATATTAAATACAATTTTAAATAACTTCGGAAAATCGAATGAAAGAAACAATTGGGATAATGAAAGTTATATCAAGAGTAAAATACATCATAGTCTTTGTGATGAATCAAATCAAACCTTTGAAAAACCTGATTTTAGTTCTTTAAAGTCTGTATACGAGTCTGAGATTAAAAAATATCTGAAAATGATGAATTATGAGAATTTAGTATTCAAGTTTGAGATTGTAAACTATACTGTCATGACAAAGGATTCCCAGATGAGTAATCATATTCATACTGATTGTGAATTTACATCAGTTCATTATTTAAAGTTTGATAGTCAAAGTACAGATAGTACACTGTTTCATAATTCACATGACTATGCAAAATATTTAATTGCATCTTTAAGTCCAAGTTTATCAAAAGTATGTGATAACAAATCAATTCAGAACTCTTGGATGTATCAAAACTTTAAGATACAGACACAGGAGGATGATTTTATAATCTTTCCTGCAGTGTTAGAGCACAGCGTACCTCGAATTGAAAATGATGGTGAAAGAGTGACGATAGTAGCGAATATTCACATCAAGGATTATGATGTCGAGATACCACAGTCATATTGACAAGACATAGATAATAGTGTACAATGAATGTGTAATTACAATACATTATGGCGAAAGGATTTACAGTCAAAGCAAAGTCCCCTGTAGCAAAACAAAAAGCACCTGAGTGGGACTATAATTTAGCAAGGCAGTTGATAAGAGGAAAGACAATTGTTTTTTGTTTACCAGGTCGAGGAGTTTCATATAACTTTTTAAAATCATTTGTATCTCTCTCATTTGACTTAGTTCAATCAGGAGCAGCAATACAGATTTCTCAAGATTATTCATCAATGGTCAACTTTGCCAGATGCAAATGTCTTGGTGCAAACGTATTAAGAGGACCAAATCAGTTACCTTGGGATGGTAAACTCAATTATGATTACCAGCTCTGGATTGACTCAGATATCGTATTCAATACTGAGAAGTTCTATCAGTTAATACTGAATGCAATTCCAGCAGAAGCTGTTACAAAAGAAGAAGTCACGCAAACCGTGAAGAATGAAAAGGGTGAAGATGTAGAGCAAAAGGGAATTGCTTTAAAGGTAGACCCAGAAAAGGAAAGAGAAATCGTTGCAGGATGGTATTGTACTGAGGACGGAAAGACAACTTCAGTTGCTCACTGGTTAGATGAAGATGATTTCAGAACAAATGGCGGTGTCATGAACCATGAAACAATAGATAGTATTAGCAAAAGGAAAAAACCTTTCACTGTAGACTATACAGGTTTCGGTTGGTTACTGATTAAGAAAGGTGTGTTTGAACATGAAGGAATGCCTTATCCTTGGTTCGCACCAAAGATGCAGGTATTTGAGTCAGGTGAAGTACAGGATATGTGTGGTGAGGATGTCTCATTCTGTCTTGATGCAAAGGAAGCAGGTTTTGAAATCTGGTGTGACCCACGCATTCGTGTTGGACATGAGAAGACAAGGATAATTTAATGTGGGGTTTATTATACATTGTAATTTTAGTATTAATATTCACATACTTAGGATATACAAATGACAAGGTATAACATTCTACGAAAGGGAAAAGTAATCTTCTGGAACGTCTCGGAGACTGAACTCTTTGAACGTCTTGAAGATTACGCAGTAGAGCAATATGTAACTGGTATCAAAATACAAGATCAATTAACATACGAACCAATTAAGGAAGAACACTAATGGCAAGAAAAACAGGTTTATTAGGAACCGCATACGTAACAGAAACAAAACCGAAAAAAACTCGTCAAGGAAGAGGAAAACATTCTAAATATTCAGCGACCTCTCGTAACTCGGCTCGTAAGAGATACCGTGGACAAGGAAAATGAAACTAAAAAGAATCGATAAGTATGGTTGTCGTGGACAAATACCTGTCGATATGTCGGAAGACTTCTATAATAACGGAAATGAATATTGTCGGTATTTAATTACTGACTATCGTGCTTCTTTATTAAGAAAAAAATAATGTATTGTCGAATTCGACTTAAGGACACAAACTATCAAGAGTACCCGAACTATCGAATTCTTGGTAGTTCTTCTTTTGATAGGTGTCTTGAAATCTATCGAGAGTACGTTACCTATAAAAAGTTTGATGATGTTGTACCAATCTTTCGGGAAGAGTTTGAATTACCTCATTCTGATATTATTGGTTACTATGATGGAAATGATTTAGTCGCATTTACACTTGCATATAAATTTAAGAGTGTGAATAGTGTGTGGGCGGATCAGTTTGCATGGAACTATAAGAACAAGAAATTGAGTTTAGGTCACGTTGCAAACAAAAGTGAGTGTGCATTATATAAGAGATTGGGATATGATTACTACTATTTGGGAGAAGAGGCAGATTATAAGGCAAAACTTGATGGATATGAGATTTCTAACTTCTTTGAAACATGTCAAAACTAATTGCAAACCTACCTACGAAGAAGGTATGGGTGAGAAAAGAATACTTAACTGACTTTCAATCGGGTCATGGAGAGTTTGTCGAAGGAATATGGGTATGTGCCAAGTCAATTCAAGGTCGTGCCTTCTATTTTGAGACTTATTTACCCGAATATGGGGCGATGTATGATAAATTACCCATATCCGCTTTTCTCTCGTCACCGAAAATACCAGATCCAGACATGGATTTAGTGAATTTACAGTTTTGGAACTGTATGGACTACGATTTTACTGTAGTTGTGAAACAATTTGTTGCTCCAATGGAGTGGGAATGTCGTACAAGACACTTTGGAAACCAAAAAGGGCATTATATTTGCACTTTAGACAACTATCATGGCGATTTTGATCAGATTGATGCGTCTACAAGTGAGTTACCTGACGAGCATAAGTCATTTAACCTCATACAATTACGAAATGGGCAGTTTTGTCTCTATCCAAACAACAGATGTCGCATCTATGATACCTCAATGACCCCTGATCCAGTCAAAACACCTGATTTTAAGGTATCAACACGCATCTTTGAGGTTGAAAATGATGTCAACTGGGGTCGATTAGGTGATTGTGACGATTATTTCTGGACCACACCCGATGAAAGAGAAGAAGTATAACTATATTTTCAATTGGATACAAGAATTATCCAAAATTAGACCAGAATTAGGTAATTTTGCTGTATGTCCCTATGCATCACAGGCAAAATTTATCATTTTGGATGAAGAATTAAGAAAAGTTAGACCTAGATGGGGTTGGGAAGTCGTAATTTATGCAGTTGAGGACGATCATGACGAAGATTTTCTGTATGCAATGGTAGATGACTACAATCGTGTCTATAAAAACTATAAATTTATCCCAGATCACCGAAAAGTGAAGACTTTTATCAATGGAGTACAAACAAATAACGGAAAATACAATTTAGTGCTCTGTCAACCACGAAAAGACTTAACTGAAGCAAGAAAAAAACTTGGAAAAACCAACTATTATGATTATTGGGATGAAAATTATCTACATGAGGTCTTAGAAGAAGATTATAAAAAGGTTTTCAATAAAAAACGTTAGAGAATGGGTATAAATAAATCTAAAAGTACCATTTAATGGCGAAACAACGTACATCAAGAGCATTTAAGGATATAAGTTTGTCTTTTTCACCACATCCAGTGACAAAAGACCTTCCTGTGTTGCTTAATGAACGTGCAATCGTCAGATCAGTGAGAAATTTAGTCGAAACTATACCAACTGAGAGGTTTTTTAACTCTCTATTAGGTACTGATATCAGAGACTCTCTTTTTGAGAACTTTCATCAGTCAACAGTCACCGTAGTTGAGGATCAAATTCGTGAAACCATACGAAATTTTGAACCAAGAGTTGGTGAAATTGGTATAGAACTAGAAGCAAGACCAGATTTAAACGAAATAGAGGTAAAAGTGATATTTGATATCATAGGTCTTCAAGCTCCGACTCAGTCATTCACTTTCCTATTAGAACCAACGAGATAATATGCCTTTTACTCAGTTTACAAATTTAGACTTTGAAGATATCAAGGTACAAATTAAGGATTTTCTACGATCAAATTCAAATTTCACTGATTTTGACTTTGAGGGTTCTAACTTTTCAGTTTTAATTGATACTTTAGCATATAACACATATATTAATGCATTTAATGCAAATTTAGTCGCAAATGAGTCATTTTTAGACTCTGCCACAATTCGTGAAAATGTTGTTTCACTTGCAAGAAACATTGGTTATGTCCCACGCTCCAGAACTGCTGCAACCGCTACAATTAAGTTAGGTGATGTAGATTTAGGTCCAACAACTGATGCCACTCCAAAGACCTTGAAACTACGTTCAGGACTTGTTTGTATTGGTAATGTTGAAAATACAACATATAGATTTTCAATACCAGATGAAGTAACCTCAACAAGAGTTAGAGACATAGGAGGTACTTCATTTGCACAATTTGATGATGATATTACAATTTACGAAGGAACTTATCTTCAGAGAGTTTATGCAGTTGATACAACAGTTGATCAGAGATTTATAATTGATAGTGCTGGTATTGATAGTTCAACATTAAGAGTTTATGTTGCTGCTTCTATCGATTCATCAATTGGAAGGAAATATAAACAAGTTGATAACATATTAAATCTTAATAAAACATCTGAAATATATCTCACACAAGAAGTTCAAGATGAAAAATATGAAATATTGTTTGGAGATGGATTTTTTGGTAAAAAATTAGAAAATGGTCAAACAGTTACAGCAACATATATCGTTACTGATGGATTAGATGGAAACGGTCCTTCAGAATTTAGTTTTCAAGGAACATTTTCTAAGGATGATGGAACATTCTTCACACCATCTGATAATATTGATATTACAACAACAAGAAACGCTTCTAACGGTGCTGAAGTTGAAGATGTTTCTTCTATTAAGTATCTTGCCCCAAGACTTTATTCAGCACAGTACAGAGCAGTTACACCAAGAGACTATGAGGCAATAATACAAGACATATTTCCAAGAACTGAGTCTGTTGCAGTTGTAGGGGGAGAGGAACTTGATCCTCCACAGTTTGGTAAGGTACAAATAAGTATCAAACCAAAAAATGGCACATTTGTATCAGACTTTGATAAAACACAAATTAAAAACAAACTTAAAAATTACTCGATTGCAGGTATCAATGCTGAAATAGTTGATTTGAAGATATTATATGTTGAACTTGA